GTGTAGGTGACCGCGGTCGCGCCGGTCACGTTGAGCAGACCCCGCTTGTTGGCCGCGTTGTTGCTGATCACGAACGTGTCGAGCTTGACCGCGTAGTCGGCGGCCAGGTCGGCGAGCAGCACATCGTCCATGTTGATCGGCGACTGCTCGATCAGCTGCAGCGACACGACCTGCTGGCCGGCGATGGTGGCGACCGCCGCCGTCACCGAGTTGGTGGTGGCGTCGGTGTTCTGCACCGCGGTGTTCTGGGTGGCCTGCTCGGCGACCGCGGTACCGGTGGCCAGGCGCGGCAGGTTGATGGAGTCGGTGCCGGTCGGCAGCGGCATCTGCCGCACCCTGTTGGCGATCACACGGCTGGCGCGAGCCAGGCCGATGTACTCGTTCAGCATCCACAGCGGCGGAACGAACTCGCCGCCCGCGCCGTCGGTGGTGGACAGGGCGCGCTGCTCCAGCCCTGCCGCCACCTCGCGGCTGTTGCGCACCAGACGCTCGGTGGCGTCGCGGCTGCCGAGCAGCTGGGCGCGCACCAGGTCACGGAAGTAGGAGTTCTGTCCACCCTTACGGTACGTCTCAGGCTCGCTGGTGACCGTCACGGTGGGGCGCTCTCGCTGCTCCCCCGCCTGGCCGAACTTGGCGGCGAGCTCACTGGCGCGGGCCTCGCGCCGCTCGTCTTCCTCACCTTCGGTGATGCGGGCGCGCATCTGCTCGATCTCGTCGTCCTTGGCCTTGACCGCGGCGCGCTTCTCAGCGAACGCGGCGGTCTCCTCGTCGTTGAGGTCGCGCTGCTCGGCCCGGGGCGTAGCAAGCACGCCTTCCAGGTCGGTCTTCAGCGCGGCCCTCTCCTCAAGCAGCGTCGAAAGCTGCTTGCGCAGGAACTCCAGCATTGGAGTCCCTCCTTTCAGGTAGATGGGTCGTGCCTGCGGATCCGTCCGGGTGGTGGCTCAGGTGGTGGCACGCCAAAGGCGCGCTCCGGCGTGAGCTCCGGCGCGTCAGGGGTTGAGCAGGCGATGGGTCAGCCGAGGACTGCGGCCTCGGCCTCGTACAGCGACAGCGGATTGCGTCGCCGAGTCTCAGGGGCGGCCGGCGCGAAACGCTTGCCGAGCCGCTCGTACAGGGCGCGGGCCTCCCCGTCACCCATCCGGTCGATGTCGAGGGCGCGCATCGCAGCCACCGACGTCTCCGGGTTGGCGCCAAAATTGACGACGCTGACGTCGCCGCGGTGCAGCGACACTTCGGTGATGTCGCGCTGGTCGTAGTCGGGCGACCACTGCTGGCGCATCACCCGGAACGCGAACGACATCTCATCGACCGCGCCGTCCTCCAGCGCGGTCAGCATGTCCCGCACGTCCGACCGGGTCGGATTCACCTCGGCCCGCATGTGCAGGCCCCGCTCATCCTCGGCCAGCATCAGCGACCCGGCCTTCGTGTAGGCCATCGACAGACCGCCATGGTTGAGCAGCAGCTGAACGTGCGGCTGCTCCGTCAGGGTCTTGGCGAACGCGCCTGATCGCACCACCTCGGTGTAGGCGCCGAACATGTCCCACATCTCATAGCCAGCCTCGGTGATCGAGGCATACCCCTCCACCACGGTGGCGCCGCCCGGCTGGGATCGCACATCAAGTTGCACCGGGTAGGCGCGGCGCTCAGGGCCCCGCGCATTGCCGCGCTCGCTCAGGTCCACGTGCCTACTCCTCGATGCTCTGTTCGCCTGCGCCGCCCGTCACGGCGAGGGTCTGCAACTGCTCGATCTGTTCTGCTGTGAGCGGCGGCCGGTCCTCCAGCTCGCGCGCCTCATCCTGCGTTCCGAACTTGTTGCGGATCGCGGTCGCGTGCGCCCGATACCGGGTCAGCAGGTCGGTGCGCAGCAACGCACCCCGGTTGAACTTCACCCGGTGCGGGCGCGGCAGCAGCGACGACAGCGACCGCTCCAAACGGGTCAGCCACGGATCCAGCGCGTAGATGAGCAGCTGCAGGTTGCGCTGCTCGATGTTCTGGTACGTCATCGCCCCGCCGGTCTCATAACCGAGAATCTCGGCGATACCCGGCCCGAAAATGCGGCAGCACTCCGCCGACGTCATGTTGTTCGTCTCGAGAAACTGCGACTCGTTCGGCGCGATCTGGATCGGCTGATACGTCCAGCCGCTGCCCAACGTGACCGGCTCCCGCCTGCCCTGCAAGGCAGCCATGAAGCGGGCCTTCGCCGTCGTCGCCTGCCCCTGGTCGAGATCCTTGTCCGAGGTCAGCACACCAGTCGGGTGCGCGCCCTCCTCAAACCACTGCGCGCCGAACCGCATCGCCGCGATACCCGTACCGATCGTCAACGCCTGATAGGCGATCGGCGACAAGCCGAGCAGCCGGCCAGGGATCGGGAACACCCTGCGGTGCCACATGTCGGCGGCAGGAACCTCCTGGCCGCCCGCCCGCCAATGCGCCCGGCCGTCCTTGACGTCGCGCCAGCCCTGCACCATGTCCGGGTGCTGCAACACCAACTGCGTCGGCGTCCCCCGCCGCTGGTCCCGCTCCCCCACCAGGCCGTACACGTTGCCGCGCAGCAGGCTGGACGCCATGTACTGCCAGATCCAGTCCTCCAGCCCGTAGCCGTCGCCGCCCAAATCCAGCATCCACGACGGCATCGACCGCTCCTGCTTGCTGGCGCCGTCGCCCACGTACACGTCGACTGGCAGCATCGCTGCCGTACCCGCCAGCAGCGACACCGAAGCCCACACCGCGACTTTCTGCAGCGAAGCCTCGGCCTGCGACAGATCCACGCGCGCGTACGACGTGCCCAGCGAGCTGTTGAGCGGGATCGGCGGCTCCGACGACCACGCCCGACGCTCCACCCTCGGCGGCGGGCTGAAAAACAAGCTCACGACGACGGCCTCCGATCGCCACGAACCTGCTCCCACGCCCGATCCACCAACAGCAGCACACCCGCGGCGATGAACCCCGCCGGCGGCCACGCCAGCCACGCCCCGTACGCCACCAGCAGCAGACCGGCCAAACCAGGCGCCACACTCAGCAGCAGACGCACCGCGGCGCCCGCCAACCCCGCGGCCGCGCCCACCGTCTTCGACAGGGCCCTACGCACACGTATCGGCCCCCTTCACCAAATGTTGTCGAGCGGATCCGAGTCGGCGGGCACCGTCTCCAGCCCCCACAGCGCTAGCGTCGCCGCGACCAAGGGGCTGATGTCGGAGGTGGCTGTGCGCCTGGCCCACGCCCACGCATCGCCCAGCGTCCGCTTCTCGGCGCCAGCCAGAGCTGTGTTCAATGGCGCTTGGTCGAGGTGTCGCAGCTTCGAAGCCCAGTCCTCATGTGCTTCTTTCGGTTTCACCACGGCGTCGTAGAACGCGCCGCAGGCCTGCGCATGCTCGCGAGCCGACGTCGATGTCACCGTGATGCCCGCCGCCTCCAGTTTGGTGATCAGCGAACCTGCGGGGCTTGCCGGGTCCACCACGAACGCGACCGGCTTCCATGCCTCCACCAGTTCCTTTGCGCGAGGCACGATCCAGTCCGTGCCCGGTCGGTGATCCAGCACAGTCCGCCCGGTGATCTCCGCATGAAGCAGACCGTCAGCTCGCCGGCCCGCCACGGCGATCGACGCGTACTCCCGATCCGGTGCCACGTCCAACGCGAACGCCACCCGCCCGACGATTTCCGACTCAGGGTCGGCGACCGCCGCCCACGCGGCCTGCGAGATGACCGACCACTCAGGCGTCAGATCCGGCACGTGCTGGCACAAGCATTCCGTGCGGAAAATCGGCTCAGGGCCTCCTCCGTCACCGTGTAGCCCAGCGATGGGTTAGCGGCCGCCCACGCCGCACGATCCAGCAGTCGGCAGTCCGGCTCGTGCATGGCATCCGGCTTGCCGCACGTGCACTTCACGTCATCCGGCGCCGACCACTCGAACAATCCGAGCGTCGGATCCAGTTCTGGATTCTCGGCCGCAGCACGCGCCTGCTTCTGCAACTCGTTCAACACGATCGACTTGTCATCGCCGGCATTCGAGAACGCCCAGACCTGAGCGTTCCTGCGGGCCATCGTCGTCTTGCTGACCGCGCCCCACGCATCCCACGTCTGGTGCTCGCGCAGTTCATCCAGGTTCACGTCATCGCCGGAGAGTCCGCGACCGCCTCGCCGGGATGCCGCCGCGATCTTCCATCGGGAGCCACCGGTCGTGCGGATCGCTTTCTTGCCGTTGGTTCTGTCGATGTGAGCCACTTCGGCCGCCAACTCCGGCGTCCCCTCGATAATCTCGACGGCCTTGTCCCAGGACTCCTCGGAGATGTCGAGGTTCTGCGCTGTGCCGATCACCAGCGGCACTCCGAGCACGAACATCTTCCACAGGTTCTTCACCTCGACGATGCTCGTCTTGCCGTTCTGCCTGGCAACCAGCACCACCAACGTCCGAAACCGGAACCGACCATCAGGGCGCAGTTCGTGAGCGTGGATCAGAAGCCAACGCTGCCATGGCAGCGGACGTATCCCCAGCACCTCTTGGGCGAAGTCCACCGCGGAGAATCCAAGCGACGTCGCCGGCGTCAACGCGCACCCACACCCGCACGGCCCTGCGCGGCCGGTCACCAGCGGCGGCGTCCACAGCCTAGGAGTCGTGCTCCCCAGCAGTTGAGGCGGCGCGTAGCTGAGCAAGGCGGCCCCCCATCGGCTTGTCGGCCTTCATCGCCTTACGCGCCGCGGGGCTTCCCCCGAGATCGCGCAGGACGCCCTGTAGCTGCGGACCGAGCCATCCGACGGTCTTGGTGACCTCGCACATCGACTCCAGCGCTTTCAGGCGCTTGTAGGCGCTCTCATCGCCCGCCAGGTCGCGTCGCAACGCATCCAGCTCCTCGGCGCGGTCGATCGCCTTCTCGATCTCCTCGGCCTGGCGCTGCGCAAGCGCCTTCATCGCCTGGTCGGATTCGGTGAGCCAGTCCATCGCGTCGACCGCGGCTTTGACCGCGTCGCGCAGATCCGGGGCGCGCTCACGAGTTGGGGCGTCAGGGATCGAGGTAAGCCGTTGACGTCGGGGCGACATGCCCCCCACCTCCCTGCTCTGAATGACACCGATCTGCGACTCTGTAGGGACCTTCCTGTCCTCGTACGCTGGGGGCAGACGAGATAGGAGACCCGCATGCGTGAGATCGCGATCAAGGTCCACTCGATCGCCGAAGACGGCCTTCCTGACATGGAGGCAATGACCGGTCGCGTGGCGTTCGTCTTTGACGGGTGTGTCGTGAGCGGCTGGCCTCTGCCCGATGTTGCTGGTGACGGGTCGGTGTGGGAGGCGAACTCGGACGTGGGTATCGCCCGCCCGCTTGGCGGTATCACGCATTGGCTTGAGTTCCCGAAGCCAGTCTGGGAAATCAAGCGCGGCTAAGGCTCGGCACCTCCGAGGGGGTACGGGGCCGCTCGGGGGGAGAAAAA